CCTCAGTTATCCCACTCGATATAAAAAAAATAGTTGGACAATGGGGAGAATATCCCCACTATCCTAAGTGAAACTTTTATTTCAGCATATTGTTTACAGTATCTTTTACTGCTTGTATTTCAGCTGGAGTCATATCCTTCATAGTACGCATTTTACCTTGTGATTTAGTAGGTAGTTTACGTTTTTGATAATCCTCTTTGTATAATTCTAGATACAATTTCCTAGCAGCATTGTGCATACCTGCAAACTTACGGTACAGTGCATCATATGTCTTAGCTATTGCTACCTGTTTATCAAAGTTAGTCTGTGCTATTTCTTGACCAACTGTTGCAACACGTTCATTTACAATACTATCCTGTAATCTTGTTCTTGCAGTATCATAATAACCATTGAATATATCCATTGATCTTTTAGTCGAATTACATATCTGCCATAGATAGATATTCATATACTTTACATCAATCTCAGATGTCTCATCTATTTCAGCTTTGTAATGTGCATACCAATCAATCCCAGTCATAGAATTAATTGCATCTATTTCATCAGTTGATGTTTCGATAGGTGGAACGTAATTACTCATAGATAACCTCCAATTCTTCTTGAGTTCTTTCATCTAGTTCTGAGATATCTTCATACCCCAATCTTTGATTAATACTACCTAGAGTTGTTTCCTCTAGAGCCGCCTCATCTTTTTTTCCTTGTCTTTTTAGATCTCGTACTCTTTGTACTTGAGCTATATATTCCTCTTCGAATGAATTATACATCATCATCCTCCTTTTTTACTAATACTTCCAAATCCTTTATACACTTAGCATAGCCGCTAACATATAACCAATCTGGACCATCTCCACCTCCGCTGTTTGCAATTTCTTGCTCTATATCATACTGCTTACCTTTTAGTTCTGTGATCATTTTGAACACATCATAGTAGTTATCATCTAGATTCTTCATTTTATATCTCCTTTCTAGATTTCTAAGGCTATACAATATCTCTATCGGAAGGTTAGCGAGAGGCACGAGCTTATCTTGATGTTGCACCTCGTGTGCGACATGCAAGACGTATTTGATGGGATCAACGCATCAGGCGTCCAGCAAATACGCCTGTAGTATATTGTTATCCTTCCAAATCTAGAGAGAGAGATTGACTGACCGAATAGACTCGATTGTCTTGGCATATGCGTAGCATATCTATATATGTGGATCGCTATGAGACAGTCTTTTTCTTTCCATACCATGTATGGTCGGCTAGGAGGGTGGTTCTATGCCACCACGAGTAGACGATACAAATGTTTACAAAATAGTTCTTGACAAGCAATAATGGTACAAGGTATCTATCGTTATGGGCAGTCTAGTAAAAGGAAAAGATGGTCTAACAAATAAACAAAGGTTATTGGTCGATACCCTCGTAACGTCTGGTTGCACCATAACCGAAGCTGCGAAAAAGGCAGGTTATTCAAAGACAGAAAGTGGTAGAGTAATAGCGTCAAGGACGTTACGAATCCCCAAGGTCCAAGAGTACTACCGACAACAAGTTGCAGAGATAGGATTGCTTGGTTCAGTCCCAGCAGTTAAGACTTTGGTTAGGCTTTCCACTGAAGCCAAGAGTGATTACGTAAAGCTTGAAGCGAGTAAAGATATCCTAGATAGATCAGGGTTCAAAGCTCCTGATAAGGTCCAACATTCTCACACTGGTAATTTGTCTATAACTATCGACCTAGACTAGAGCAAGGTGGGGGGTTAGAAATATAGGGCGACAGCAAGATAAAACCACCTGTACTCACATTAATAGTCAAAATAGTAAACGTTACAACCTGTTACAAATATTAAACTGGAATATAGAAGAAAGAACAAAGTACGAACGTTGCCACTGTGGGAACTGGGGTACATTCCATATACGTACCGAGAATGGTAACTACTTCTTTCTGTGTGGTACTCATTACAAGGAGTATTGAAAATATATTTTTTTTGGGTAAAGTACGCCTATGAGTCAGAGTTTACTAAAACGTATAGGAGTATCTGGTTACAACAAACCTAAAAGAACTCCTGGACACCCTAAAAAATCTCATGTCGTAGTCGCCAAAGAAGGATCTAAGGTCAAGACTATTAGATATGGGGAGCAGGGAGCTAGTACAGCTGGTAAGCCTAAAGCAGGAGAGTCAAAGAGAATGAAGATGAAAAGAAAATCATTTAAGGCTAGACATCGAAAAAATATAGCAAAAGGAAAGATGTCAGCTGCGTTCTGGGCAAATAAATCAAAATGGTAAAGAGCAGAGTCAATGAGGCAGGTAATTATACCAAGCCTGGAATGAGAAAGAGTTTATTTAATCGTATTAAAGCTGGAGGAAAAGGAGGAAAGCCTGGACAGTGGTCAGCTAGAAAGGCTCAGATGTTAGCTAAACAATATAAATCTAAAGGTGGTGGATATCGGTGAAGAAGCCACAACGAAGTTTGAAAGCATGGACTAGACAGAAATGGAGAACCAAATCTGGAAAGCCATCTGGAAAAACAGGTGAACGCTACTTACCTGAAGCTGCGATCAAGTCATTGACTGCTAGTGAATATGCAGCTACAACTAGAGCTAAGAGAAAAGGCAGTAAGAGTGGGAAACAATTTGTCAGACAACCCAAAGGTATTGCTGCTAAAACAAAACCTTTTAGGAGGGTATCATAATGTATGGAATGAAAAAACCTGCCGCTGGATCTAAAAAGTTAAAGGGTAAGCAAAACAAATTACCACCTGCTTTGAAGAAAAAGATTATGGCTAAAAAGAAAAAGTAATGGGAGCAAGTAGCAAACATTACCTTAAAAGTGGGAAAGAGTTTAAAGGTGCATATCACAAAATGTCTAATGGTAAACTACATACAGGCAAGACTCATACTGCATCTAGCAAACCTTTAGTACACTTTAAAGATCTATCACCAACAGCTAAAAAGAAAGCGAAGGCATAATGGATTGGGTAAAAACTAAATGGAACAAGTTAAATAGAAATGCAAAGATATTTGTATGCTGTGTTCCTATCCTAATTATCTTAGGAATCATATTTAATTAAACATGAGGTACGCAGAGGAACTATCTTACGAGGATCGTCAAAGACTTCGTAAGATAGTGAAGAAGGAACATTTTAAACATTATCCAAAAGACTTACGATTCTCGGACAATGAAGCCGATAAATTTATAGAATCTCTACTACCAGAAACTATCTACAAACTTATTAAAAGATCTGTAGATAATGGTATTGCTTGACAGAACTCAACTACAAAGCTCCAGGTGAAATAATAAAAACCTTTATGAAGGATGATTCCTTCTTTAGAGGTGTACGTGGTCCAGTAGGATCAGGGAAGTCTGTATCTTGTTGTATTGAAATATTTAGACGTGCATTAAAGCAGAAGCCTGGTCCAGATGGTAAACGTAAATCTAGATGGGCAGTAATTAGAAATACAAACCCTCAGTTAAAAACTACTACTATTAAAACATGGTTAGATTGGTTTCCAGAAAGTTCATTTGGAAACTTTATGTATTCAGTTCCTTTTACACATAACATTCATGTAGGTGATGTAGAGCTAGAAGTTATTTTTTTAGCACTAGATAGACCAGAAGATGTAAAGAAACTATTGTCTTTAGAATTAACTGGTGTATGGATTAATGAAGCAAGAGAGATTCCTAAATCTATTGTAGATGCATGTACTATGCGTGTAGGTAGATTTCCTTCTATGAAAGATGGTGGACCTTCATGGTATGGTGTTATAGCAGATACTAACGCACCTGATGAAGATCATTGGTGGTCTATTATGTCTGGTGAAGTACCAGTACCAGATCATATGAATCAAGAAGAATCTTTAATGTTAGTTAAACCAGATAACTGGGAGTTTTTTGTACAACCCCCAGGCATGATAGAAAAGAAAGAAGATGATAAAATTAAAGGTTATGAGCTTAATAGCTCAGCAGAAAATATTCAAAATGTTACACCTGATTACTATCCAAATATCATCAGAGGAAAAAGTAAGTCTTGGATTGATGTTTACGTTTTAAATAGATTAGGAACTATTGAAGATGGTAAACTTGTTTATGGTTCATTTAGAGAAGATGTACACATAGCAGATGAAGATATAGAGTTTGCACCTACTACTGTTTATATTGGATTAGACTTTGGTCTTACACCTTCTGCTGTATTTGGCCAGAAACTACCTGATGGTAGATGGTTGATACTACATGAACTAGTTTGTTTTGATATTGGTACAGTTAAGTTTGGTGAACTACTGAAGCATGAGATAATTAAACACTGTGCAGATAAAGATTTAAAAATATTTGGAGATCCTGCTGGTGATTTTAGAGCTCAGACAGATGAAACAACTCCCTTTCAAATACTTAGACAACAAGGCATCCAAGCATTTCCTGCACCATCTAATGATGTAGGTTTGAGAATAGAATCTGTAGAAGCTGCATTGAATAGAATGGTAGATGGCAAAGCAGGATTTTTATTAAATAGATCTTGTAAGTCTTTACGTAAAGGATTTTTAGGTGGATATCATTATAGAAGAATACAAACTTCTGGAGAAAGATATGAAGATAAACCAAATAAGAATAAATTTTCACATGTACATGATGCATTACAATACCTAATGCTAGGTGCTGGTGAAGGTAGATCATTGACAGTAGGTCCAGCTAAACCACAAGTATCTAATGCTTATAAGAACTGGAATATATTTGATCGTGGTTCAATTAACAGGAGGAAGAAGTGGGATATTTTCCGAAGGAATGGTTGATATATTTCTATGATCCACCTAAAGAGGAGTGGTATCATATGTTTAGAAAAAACAATATGGGTCATTGTGGTATGTTAGGTTTTGATCCCAAACAAAAGAAATGGATAGCTATAGAGCATATACACAAAAGATTAGATATTAATATATTAGATGGTGAAGATGTAGCAAAAGTGTTTGATTATGTTAAAGATCACAATGGTAAGTTCATAAAAGCTAAATTATTCAGGCAGAAGTTTAGATTATTTCAAGCTGCATGGCTTAGAGAACACTCTTGTGTAACCATAGTTATGAGAATATTAGGAATAAATAAGTTGATTATTACCCCTTATCAGTTATATAAATATTTAAAGAAACAAGATTGTGAACAATGGGATTTTTAAAACCAAAAAAATATGAAAAACCAGCTACAGAAATAGCCATGGAAAAACAAATGGATGAAGAACGTATTGCCGCTGAAAAAGAAAAAGAAGAATTAGAAGCAGCAGAAGAACGTAGAAAGAAAAGATTTGCTGCTGGTAAAATAGGATCTAGATCGTTATTTGCTAGAGCTGGTGGTAGAGGTTTTTATCAAGAAGGTAAAAAAGTATAATGGGATCTGCAACATCTACATCTAAAAGTAGTAGTAGAAGTGAAGCTATGAGTCCAGGACAATCCTTAGCTATGTCTGGAAATACTGGATTAGCAGGTACTACTCAAAAAGAAGCAGAAACAATTAAAAGAACAACTGGTAAATCTTTTAAAGCTATAGGTCAAAACATTGGAGAAGTAGGTTCTAAATATCGTAGACCAGCTGATGTAGAAAAATATGCAAAAAATTTACAAGTCATAGAAGCAGGAGAAGTATTGGGTGCAAAAAGATTTGTTGGTCCTGATGGTGTAGAAAGAGTTAATTTTGTTGGAACAGGAATGAAAGATGAACAAGGAAGAACTATAGTTTCAAAAACAGTACCACAACTTACTGCAACAGCTCCTACATTTAGACAGTTAGGTGGGGATATTGCTAGAGGTGCTATGGGTTATAACAGTATTAAATACATAGATGATAAACCAACTATGGTTAAGACAGAAGGAGTAATACCTTCTTTAGTTAGTGCAGCTATTACTGGAAATTTAAGTCCTATAGGTTTAGTTATGAGAGGTGTAGAAAAGTCAGGATTCTTTTCTTATGGAGATGGTAAAGATACAACAACAAAGACAACACAACCTTCTCAAGAATCAACAGAAATTAATCAGACAAATGTTATAGCAGAAAATAATAGAAGAAATAAAATAGAAAAAAGATTAGCTCAACTTGGTAGCACAACTACAGATGAAACAAGACCATTCCTTACTCTTAAGAGTAGAGGATTTGGTGGAACAATGAGTTAATGTATAGTTATAATTATAGATCTAGTCCTAATACAGGATCAATGAATCCTAAATCATTTCTTAAAAAGTTTAGTCATGCAGAACAGTTAAAGACACATTGGATTCCAAAGTTTGAAGAAGCATATGAATATACAATGCCAGGCAGAGAAGCATTTTATGATGAAGCTCCTGGAGAAAAAAGAACTGATAGAATATTTGATGAAACAGCTGTTGTAGGTATTCAAGAGTTTGCTTCTAGACTACAAGCAGGTATTACACCTACATTTGGAAGATGGATTAATTTAAAAGCAGGTATGGAAATACCAGCACAGTTAGCTCCACAAGTAGATGAACAATTAGATTCTATTACAGATTATATATTTGAAGTACTCCACGCATCTAACTTTAATCAAGAAGTACATGAATCATTTATGGATTTAGCTATTGGTACTGGGGTGATGTTAGTAAATGAAGGTCCATCAACTAATCCTATTGTATTTAATTCTATACCATTACCACATGTATATTTAAATGCAGGAGCAGATAATAAGATAGACTGTGTATTTAGAAAACGTCAAATAAGATTAGGTGATATTAAAATATTATATCCTGATGCAAATTTAGAATCATTAGAAGATAAAGTAACTAATGAGCCAGATGCAAAGTGTACTGTTATTGAAGGTACAATGAGAAACTATAAAGATCCAAACAAAGAAGTTTATGATTATGTAGTATGTATAAAAGATCATGAACAAATAATATTTGAAAATCAGTTTGAAGGACAAGGTTCTAATCCCTTTATTACATTTAGATGGAACAAAGCTAGTGGCGAAGTATATGGACGTGGTCCAGTATTTAATGCTATGTCAGCTATTAAAACTACTAACTTAACTATTGAACTAATTTTAGAAAATGCACAGATGAATATATCTGGTATTTATCAGTTAGAAGATGATGGTGTAATTAATACAGATAATATTCAATTAGTGCCTGGCACAATTATTCCAGTAGCTCCAGGATCTAGAGGATTACAACCTATTAGTGCAGCAGGTAGATTTGATGTAGCTCAATTAGTATTAGATGATATGAGAAGTAATATTAGAAAAGCATTGTATATGGAAACACTTGGTCCAACTAAAGGTACGCCTATGTCAGCTACAGAAGTAGCAGAAAGAATGGCAGATTTATCAAGACAGATCGGATCTTCTTTTGGTAGATTACAGTCAGAGTTTATCATGCCATTAATTAGACGTGTTATCTATATTCTAAAGAAGCAAGGTAGAATAGAATTACCATCATTAAACAATAAAGAGATTAAGATTATTCCAGAATCACCATTATCAAGAGCTCAAAATGAACAAGATATTGCAGATGTAAATAGATTTAACGCAACGTTAGGTCAAACATTTGGGCCACAAGTATTAAATCTTATTGTTAAACAAGATGAAGTAGCTAGGTATTTAGCAGAAAAAATGAATTTACCAGAAAAAATTATTAGAGATGCAGCTGAGCAACAACAAATAATGCAGCAGATGCAACAAGTAATGCAACAACAACAAGGAGGAATGAATGAGTTGGGAGCAGCTCCAGAACAAACCTAAAGGAAGCCATCTATCTATTGATGGATTTTACAGAACAGAATCACAAGAACGTGAAATTAATTCAGAGATGGCAGCTGTATTTAGTACAGTTGTCGGAGAAAAGGTTTTGGATTATTTAAGATCCATTACAGTAGATGCTGTTGCTGGTAAAGATATCAGTGATGAACATTTACGACATCTTGAAGGTATGAGATATTTATATTTCATTATCAAGAAAAGAATTGAATCTGATAAGGAGGTCTAATGTCAGAAGAACAAGTACAAGAAACACAAGAAACAACACAAGAGGTATCTCAAGAAAACACTAGTGAAGTTCAGATACCTGAGTATATTCCAGAAAAATTTTGGGATACTGATAGAAATGAAATTAAAGTTGAAGAACTGGGTGCATCATACAAAGCATTGGAACAAAAGTTTGGTATGCGAACTGAAGATCTTACGAAACAATTACGTGAAGATATGGAAGCAGAAAGAAAGTCTAGCGTTCCTGAATCATATGAAGTAAGGCTACCAGAAATACCACAAGATGTTGAAATTACAGTTGATCCAGAACAAGAACTTGTTAAGTCTTGGACAGAAATTTGTAAAAGTCATGGATTATCACAGGAAGTATTCGACCAGGGAGTGGCGGCTTTTGTTAATAATGAGATTGCAGGTTTACCGAATCTTCAAGAAGAGATGGGAAAGTTGGGAGATAATGCCAAAGAACGCATTGAAGCTGCTGATCTTTGGAGCAAAAAGTATTTATCTACTGATGCCTATAATGCTATTGCCAATATGGCTAGTACTGCTGAAGGCGTTAAAGCTCTAGAAGAAATAATGGGTTTATCAAGCAACAAACCATTACCAAATAATAATACTGTTGTAGATGTAGAACTAGATGAAAGAGATCTACAGTCTATGATGCAAGATCCTCGTTATTGGAAAGAAGGATCAAAAGATCAAGCATATATAAGGAAAGTAACAGATCTATATCAAAAGAAATATGGCTAAGTTTCCATATAAAAAATATATAATTATATGGGAAGATCCTACTGGAGATAGTTCATGGTTATCTGATAAAGATATGGAAAACCTATCTCCAGCTATAATTACTACAGAAGCATACATTTATTCTAAAAATAAGAAGTATATCAAGACATTTGCAAGTTATATAAGGGAACAAGACGGATCATACACATATGCTGATGTCAATGTTTTTCCTGCATCTTGTCTTGTAAAGCTAACAAAAATATAATATATCTGAATCAACAAGCCGATTTAAACTGGACTTTGCCCAGTAATGGATAACTTAGTAAAGGTTTATGACGACAACTTGGAAATAAACAATAAATGAAAAGGAAAACACAATGACAGCAACGATAGATCAAGCATTTGTGAAACAGTTTGAAGCTGAAGTTCACATGGCTTATCAACGCATGGGTTCAAAATTGAAGCCTATGGTACGTAATGTCAATGGTGTGAAAGGTAATACTGTTCAGTTCCAAAAAATAGCGAAAGGTTCTGCTTCAACTAAAGCAAGACACGCTGAGGTTGTCGCTATGAACTCAGTACACTCAAATGTAACTGCAACTGTATCAGACTTTTATGCTGCTGATTACGTAGACAAACTAGACGAACTAAAAGTAAACATTGATGAAAGAAACATTGTAGCACAAAATGCTGCATATGCTCTTGGTCGTAAGACTGATGAGATCATCACTGATACTTTTGATGCAGGTGCAACAGCACTAGCAAATAACTCTGCTGGTTCTACTACTGGTATGAACTTAGACAAAGCTCAAAACGTTTTTGAAATCTTTGGAAACAATGATGTTCCAGATGATGGAGGAAGATATTGGGTAGTCGGTCCAAAACAGTGGTCAGACCTTTTAGATATAGATCAGTTCTCAAGAGCTGAATATATCGGTGAAGCAGATCTACCATACAAAGGTGGAATGACAGCTAAAAGATGGTTGTCTTTCATGTGGTGTGGCTTTAGTGGTTTACCAACATCTGGTTCAACAGATAGACACACTATGGCTTTCCATAAATCATCTCTAGGTTTAGGTGTAGGTTCAGACGTAAGAACTGAAGTGAACTATATCCCTGAGAAAGTAGCACACCTTACAACTTCATATATGTCAATGGGAGCAGTCCTAATTGATGGTGATGGTGTAAGAATACAGAAGTGTGCAGAGTAGGAGTAAATAATGGCATACGCAACTTCAAACCCTGTAAAAAAAATCTCTCAAATGGGAGATTCTAATTCACTTTGGTATTATGCTGATGGTGATGCTATCGGTACTATTGATGATAATGAATACTTTTTAGCATCAACTGGCGACTTAAATGCTGGTGATGTTATCATAGTCAATAGTGGTGGATCAAATGGTGTTGTAGATATATTAATTGTAACTACAGCATCTTCAACACAAGTAAGAACTGCCTTACTATCATAATGATATTGGGGGGATTTATTCCCCCCTATAAATATGGCAGATACTAAAGTAGACATTTGTGCAAGAGCATTAACTATGATTGGTGCTCAACCCATATCTTCTTTTGATGATGGTTCAACAGAAGCATTAGTAGCTTCTAATCTTTATGAAAATCTTACACAGTCTATGTTATGTAGACACAGATGGAGATTTGCAACAGAACAACAACAACTATCTTTATTAACTGCTGCACCTACAGGTAGATATGATTATGCATATCAACTACCTACTTCCCCAGATTTATTACAATTGAATACTATCACTGTAGCTGACCTACCTATTGAGTATGCACGTTATGGAGATAAGATATTTGTTGATGGATATGATTCACAATCTGCATTGATAGCTGATTATATTTTTAGACAAGATGAATCAGAGTTTCCTGCATATTTTAAAGATGCATTAGAATTAAAACTTGCATCAAGGTTTGCTGGATCAGTAGCTAGAGATGCAGCTATGATTAAGCAATTTAGTGATGAAGCAGAAAGACAAATGCTTATTGCTAAGAACACAGATAGTCAAGAAGTAACAAACAAAAAACTAAGTACAAAAAGATTCGTAACAAACAGATTAACTACTAGGGGGTACTAATGGCTAATACCCTAAGAACAGTTTACACTAACTTTGCAAGTGGAGAACTTAATCCATTATTAGTTACTAGAACAGATGCTAATGCTTATTTTAGTGGAGCTAAAACATTACGTAATTGGTATTTACTAGATGAAGGTGGTATTATGCGTAGACCTGGAACTACATTTAAAGCTACGTTGCCAGGGGAATCAAGACTTATTCCATTTATATTTTCTAATGATGAACTAGCAGTATTTGTTTTATCTAACAATAGATTAGATGTTTATGGATCTGATGGTGCAGCTATACAAACAAATATAACTAGTAATTGTAATTGGACAACAGCTCAGTTATTTGAAATAAATTTTGCACAGTTTGGCGATACGGTATTTCTCACACATAGAAATAATCCTATAAGAGAAATTAAAAGAACTAGTGCATCTACATTTACTGTATCAGCTTATGAATTTGAAGAAGATACTAGTGTATCTGTTGGTGGTAAAAATAAAACTTTACAAGCATTTTTTAAATATGCTGCTACAAGTTTAACTATTACACTATCTTCACATGCTACTGGCACAGGTAGAACATTAACTGCAAGTGCAGATTTTTTTACAACTGATCATGTAAACACATATTTAAAGATAAATGGTAAACAAGTTTTTATTACTGCTAGAACTAACGCTACAGAAGCAACTGCAACTGTATTAGAAGATGTTGGTAGTGCTGGACCTCATGCAAATTTTGAAGAACAATTAATATCTCCTGCAAGAGGATTTCCTCAAGCAGTTACCTTTCATGATAATAGACTATACTTTGCAGGAGTAAGAGATGCTCCTGCTGCTGTAATAGCATCACAAGTTGGAGGATATTTTAATTTTGATGTAGGTAGTGGAGCTGCGGATCAAGCTATTAATGTATTTGTATCTGGTGATAGAGTAAACGAAATTAGGCATTTAGTATCTTCTAGAAACTTACAAGTTCTTACAGATGGTGGTGAATATTTTGTTCCTACATCTACAGATACTTCTGCTGTTACACCTGCTAATATAACATTTCTTAGACAAACACCTTATGGTTGTAGTCGAGCTAAACCTATTATCTTTGATGGTGCAACATTGTATGCACAAAAGAATGGTAAAGCTATTCGTGAATATTTATTTAGTGATGTAGAAAATGCTTATGCATCTACATCTATTTCTATCTTAGCATCACATTTAGTGAAAGCTCCAGTAGATATGGCTATGATAACTGGTACAACAACTAGACCAGAACAGTTTGCTTTCTTTACAAACAATGATGGAACACTTGGTTTGTTTCATAGTGTTCGTGCAGAAAAAATAGCTGGTTGGACACAATGGAGTACAAAAACTGGTGATGAGTTTACTAGTATTACAGCTGTTAATGAAAATTTATTTTGTGTTGTTAAAAGACAACTAGAAGGTGGAACTGTCTACACATTGGAAAAGTTTGCAGAACAAGATGATTTAACACTAGATTGTTCAGCAACAACTACAGTAAATCAACAAGGAACACCTTTGATAAATGGTGCTAGTCAAACAGGTACAACTGTAAATGTAGATGGATATTCAACTGCACCTAATACAGGTGATGTTATTACTATAGCTGGAGTTACTGGTAGTTACGAAATACAAACAGTTACAGCTACAGCTAGTGGTCATACTGTAGTTTTAGACCAGGCACTAGCTTCTTCACCTGCTGATAACGCTGCAATTACTATTACTTCAGGTCGTGTCCATAACAGTCCAGCTCATTTAACACAAGAAACTGTTAATGCTGTTGATGGTACATTTTCATTAGGATCATTTACAACATCAGCTAGTGATACCATTACATTTGATGTAGCTCATAGTGCTGGTGTAGTAGTAGGATTTAACTATGAACCTAGTTTAGAAACTATGCCTATTGATAGAGAAGTATCTAATGGTCCATTGACAGGTGAAATAAAAAGGATATCAAGAGCAGTTATAGACTTATCAGATTCTTTAAATGTAGCTTTACAAGCAGCAGATAATACTGCTAAAAGTTTAGTTATTAGAGATGTAGCTTTTGATGTAGCAGCTCCAGTAGCTAAAGTAACAGGAAAGAAAGAGTTTTTCTTTTTAGGTTATGATAGAGAGCCTACATTAAAAATAACACAAACAGCACCCTTGCCTTTGAAGGTATTAGGTGTAGCATTAGAGGTAGTATTTTAAAATGGGAGCAGATCCAGCAACATTATTTCTTATTAGTGCAGGTATAGCTGCTGCTGGTTCAGCAATACAAGTACAACAAACAAATCTTCAAACTAAAGAAATGACAAGAAGATACGAGCAAGAAAAGCAAGTATCATACTTAGAAGGATTACAATCAGAAAATGCAAGAATGAGAGATATGAATACTATTCTTGCTAACAATAGAGCTGTAAGAGGAGCATCTGGTGTAGGTGATAGTCCTAGCTTTGATGCTATCCAGAAAGATATTATTGATATAACAAAGAAAGATTTATCTTCTATTAGATTAAATGCAGCTAAAGTAAATAGTAGTTATGACAGAGCTATCTTTAACACTAGACAACAAGCGTTTTATTCTAATATGGGATCTATTGTTAATGCAGGTACTAGCATAGTTAATGGATGGAATTACTATAACTATTATAAACAACCTACTACTACTAGTGGTGTTAAAAAAGGAACAGGTGCTTCTGGCCCACCAGGAAGGAATTACCCAGTAAATGGTTAGAGAGATAAAAAGAACAAGAAGAACTGAACTTGTTTCTCCTTCTGGTACTGCATCTAGAATGGGAGTTGTTGATGTATATTCACCTAACATAAGTAAGATGTTTGGTGCAGTTTCAGATACAATAAACACATTAGCTGAGAATCAAGTAAAGATATTAGATGCAAAATGGCAGAATAATTTTGAAACAGAAACTACAAAGTATTTAAATAATAAAGTTAATGGCATATTAAAGTCAGGAGAAAAACCTGATTTACAGAAGTTTCAAGAAGAAACTGATGGATATATTAATGGTGTATTAGCAGGTGTACCAGAAAGATTAAGTATTAATGCTGAATCATACTACAATCAAAAGAACTTAAATGCATTTGAAACATTAAGAAAACAAGCAAACTTAATTGAATACGCAGAACTAAGTGATAGCTATGCAACTAATTTAGAAAGCACACTTGCTGATGTAGATTCTTTTTTAGAAAATAATTTTATGACAACACAAAGTCCACAAGAAAGTATAGATGCAATAGATCAATTTTTTGCAACAGAAGTTACTAAGTTTTTAGGTAGCCATAATGAAAAGTATGAAGCATTGATTGTGGCTAGTAATTTTAAATTAAATAAAACTACACAAAAACAAGCAGAAGAAGCATTGATGTTATCTTTAGAACAAAAAAGAGTGAATTCTGTAGTTAAAAGTTTTTATCAAAACGTTGATGTAAATAATGCTGAACAAGTAGCAGAAGCAGATGCACAAGCACAATTATTTTTAAGGAACTATTCTCTTAATGAAGGTGGAGTAAGAGGTGTTAATTATGAAGTATTTGAAGATGAAACAGGAAGAAAGATAGGTCAAGATCTTATAGATAGTGTAGTTCAAAAAGGAATCAATACATACAATCAAACAAAATCTTTAAATGATTTTGGTTTGAAAGAAGCAAGTAGAAAGAAAATGACAGAAGATTCTATTGTTTTAAATGAACTAGATAAACAAATCTCAAACATAACAACTCCAGTTTCAAATCAAATAAACTTATTTACAAACTTAATAAATGGAGAAGAAGTTCCAGTAGGCCCAGAAGTATTTAGAGAATTTTTAGAAAGCAAAGGTATTGTAGCTAACACAAGTGATATTACAAACTTGTATAATAAAAACTTAGCAGCATTTAATATAAGAAATAATATAAATCTAGCGAATGAAGATTTTAGTTTAACAGAAATATTAGCTTCACAAGAAAATCAAGGATATTTAAATACGTTAGGACTTTCTACAGAAGATGTAGTAAAAGACACATTAACAGAGATATCTAACTTTTATAAAGTAGAAGATACATTACAAGGATATTTAAGTTTAGGTCAAGGTGATGAAGGAGTAGCTAATGTATTATATTCATTTATGAGAGATAACCAGACACTTAGCTTTGGAGCAGAACAATTATTTTCACAAATAGGTACAACTAGAATGATAGATCTACTAGATAAAGGTGATAAAGAAAGTATTGATAAATGGTTTGATGAAGTATTACCACAGTGGGCATCCTTAACAAATAATGGTGGAATAAAATTTAATAATATTAGTAAAGAAACTAATGAGATGTTTACATTCTTTGATGGTTTAAAACAACATTATCAACCTATGGACATAGCTAATAAATGGAAAACAGTAATAGAAAACAGAGCTAAGACTGATGCAGCTGAACTTATACCTGAAAGTGGTGCATTTAAATCTTGGTTTAAAGAATTTGAAAGTAATGAAAATAGAAGTGTAACAACAGATTATATTGAAGCCTTTAGAGAAGCACGTAATAAAAACAAAATATGGAATGAAAGTTTTTTTGGTTTCGATAGTGAACCTTTAATGACCATGATTGAAACAGAACAAATGATTCAAGAAAAGTTTAATCCAGATTACATTACACAATTAGATACTAAAATTGAGATGGAAGCCTTAAGACTTACTAAAATAGATACACAAGGAATAGACGATCCAAGTATTATAGAAAATGTATTTAATCAAAATGTATTTAAAGTAATGGAAAATTTAATCAAAGAAGAAGATTATGGTGTTACATTATTTGCACCTAATAGTGGAGATAAATTTGCATTTCATAAAGATGCTATGGAAAAGGTCCATGGCTTATCTAATGATGATGCGTTGAATTATGTATCTGCATTTGTAAATACATATATGAAACAAAACTATGATACAGATCCAGATTTAAGAAATGCATTTAAAGATTTTAATGATGTTGAAAAGAGACCATCATTTGAAGAAATATATAAAATGGCAGAAAGTGGTGTGTTTGAATTAGAAAGAATAGAAGGAACAAAAGATTATAGAGTTAAAATGAATTTAGATAATGCAGGTATGCTTGATATTTCACCTTATCCATATGCAGATGATACGATTGAAATAAAAGTAGATGGCAGAGACTTTAATCCAAATATGTATTATAGAACATTTGATACATTCTTAAACAAAGAAACAGAAAAGTACTTAGATGATAATGGTATAGATGGTATGGCTAGAGGATTAATTAAAAAGTTTGTAATGAGTATTAGACAGATGGATGCTCCATTTGACTCAACAGAATTTAGATCAATAGATCAAAGATTTCAGGATGACATTATACAATTTTATGAAAGAGTATCTAATGATGAAGCATTTAGTTATGCTAATAATATAACAAATAATTTTTTAATTGGTGGAGATGAAAAACCAGAAGATTTCTTAATAAGAACAGCAGGTAAAATACATAATTCAATATATGAAGGTGATAGCTCAAGTAGAGTTACAGATTCTTACGAAGATAATACAAAGATTGTATTAGATACTTTTGAAGAAAGATTTAAAACAAGACCTGGTCAAGTAGCATACTTACTAGATATTTACACTGTTTATCAACCAGACATAAATAGTCTTAAATCAGCTATAGAAAGTGGTAAAGAAGATCAACTATTAAGTTTATTCCCAACAATGGGAGATTACCAAAAAAGAACATTGTTATATTTATTTGGAGACGAATACAGTGAAACCAATTAAATTTGGTAGAAATATAACACCAAGATACACACCATCAGTAGATGCAAAACCAGAACCTACTACAGATGAAATTTTAGGAACTTTAAAAAGAGGTTTTTTAGATAGATCAGTTGTTGGTGCTATTAATAATATTCAAAAAGAAATATTTGAATATCAAGATATGGATGAAGAAGGATATAATCCATATACAGATCCACAAGTACCACCTCATTTAAGATTCTTAGTACCCAAAATATTACATACAAGTGGTAGTGCAGAAGAAACTGCTATCAAACTAGCAGAGTATGAACAAAGGAATGAAGATTTACAAAATCCATTATTTAATGCAACTAGTTTAATGTCAGAAATATTTTTAGATCCTGTTGGTATAATGACTATGACTCCAGGAGTTAGTGCTTTGTTCAAAGGTAAAAAAGCAATATCAAGAATAACTAAAGGTTTAGCTGGTGAAGAAATAATTAAACAAATAGGTGATGAAGATAGATCATTACAAGATGCAGCTGTAGTTATTGGTGGTGCATATGTAATTAACAGAATAGGAAACAAGTTTCAAAAGTATGACAAGTTTGATTCAAGACGTAGTGGTAGTACAAAACAAAAGTTAAAAGAATGGGATGAAGCTACTAAAACAGAAACAGGTGTTAGTACCAATCCCTATAGAAGAAAAAACAAAATAGTAGAATCAACTATTAAACCTACGAAAAAGAAAGTAAAGTTTGATGCAAAAGTAAAAACAATCTCAAACATTCTTTCTCAAGAATATAATGGACTTAAAGTAAAGATTACTAATATGGCAATACTAGATGCCATAAAAGATTTTAGAAACTTTGGTGTTGTATATGACAGATTGAACAACACAGTGAGAATTAATATTAGTCAGTTAAAAAAAGGATTTGCCGAAGGTAAAAAAAAATATGGTTTAAAAACAGAAGATGAATGGATTGAGTTTCAAATTAGAAAAATAATAGAATCTAAAAAAGTAAGGAAAGCTGATGAAGGATTAGTAAATAAATACATATTAGAGTCTATGAAAGAAAGAAAAAACTTTAAAGGTAATGATTCTATAGTGCTTACAGATGTAGAAAAAAAAATACAAATAGAAAAAAACAGTATTAAATTTAGAAATAGTGTAGACGAAACTGTTAAGTCAGAAGATATTACACCAGTTAAAACTGGATTAGGTCTAGAAGGATTAGGTTTATCTGCATTTGATAAGATATTTAATGGTCCATCTAGAAAAGCAAAAGAATTTTTATTAAACCTTAGTAAGTCAGATATTTATATGAACTATGAAAAATACGCAGCATCACCAGATAGTGTTGAGATAATTATGAATACACTATACAGACCACATTTAGTATCTGTTATTGAAAATTTAGAAAATGCTTACATAAGATATGTTAAAGAAGTTTCTGGAAAAGATATTAAATATTTTAAAAAGGCTAGGTTAATGTTTAGTAGAAGTAAACCATTACCAAATGGAGAAACTATTTTATCATATAATGATTTTCAAACAGAAGTATATAAGGCAGTAAGAAATAAAGGCAATATACTAAATGGAAGTACAGTTACTAGAAAATATATTAGTGAAGCTGTGGAAACTACAAAAGGTTTTTTTAAATTTTATGAACAAGAAATTATAGATACTAAACTATTTTTAATAGAGTTGATAAAGAAAGAAGATTGGCTAAGTAGTTCTATTGCTAGATTTAAAAATTCAAAAGTAAAACCTAATATTGTAGATCCTAAAACTAAAAAACAATGGACATTAAAAGAATTAGAAAATGCTTTAGAAATTACATTAAAGAATATGAAAGATACAGAAAAACTAATAGATGGTTATGTACCACAATTATATAAAAGAACAAACATAGAAAGAAACTTTGATTCTTTTAAAGCTATACTTATGAAAAGAGTATTAGCAAATGTAGATCCTAAAGAAATTGATGAGGTTTTAGATTCATTTAAACAATACAATCCATTTAGGAAACCATATGACAATTTAGAAGATGCTAATTCATTTTATAAAATGAAGATTAGTCCAACTAGTAAGTTTTTAAAACAAAGATTATTAAAAATAGATGATGCAACATTAGATGAATTAATTGCAGGTGATTTTATAGAAACAAATATAGAAACATTGTCATCATTTTACTATAGATCTATGACTCCAGATATTGTTATGACAAAAAAGTATGGAGATCCTGGAGGATATGGTTGGTTTGGTGATATAAAAGAAATGGGATATGCACCTGGATTAAATCAAGTTGCAGATGAAATAACAAAAATGGTTGCATCAAAAAAAATAAATGTAAAAGAAGGTCAAGATATTATTAAAAGATTAGAAAATTTAAGAGACCTTAGAAAAGGTATATTTGGATTAAGTGATAACCCTCATGGATTTTGGTCTACTTCTATAAGAAACTTTAAATTATTTAATACGCTAACACAATTAACAGGTGCATCTACATTAGCAGATCTTGGTAGATTGGTTACTATAGGAGGATTACAACAAAACTTTAATAGAATATTTAGTACATTTAGTAATGGTTTATATAAAAGTTATGTAGCAGGTAAAAGCGTAGGTAAAAAAGTAGGTCAGTTAAATGATCTTACATTACAATTTTCAAGAGCACAGATATTATCTGGTAATGATGTTATCCAATCTAGCTTTGTAGGTTTTGAAAAACAGTTACAAAAGCTAGGTGCATTAAACTTTCAATATGGAAACTTACAAAATGCAGCTACTACAATAACTAAGACTTATGCTACACTTTGGGGTGGTGATGACATATTAATTAAAATATCTAATGTAGTATCTGGTAAAGCTAAAGATGTAGATATTATGTTTTTAAATCAAAAAGGTATTAGTAAAGAAGATGCATTTAAAATATGGGATAACTATACAAAAAAAGGCTTTGGTCCAGGAGCTAACAAATGGGATTTTGATGATGTTAGTGTTGCTAATTCTGATCTATGGGATGATTCAACAATAGCATTTAAATTTAATAGAGCATTAAATGATTATGTAGATGAGATTATTATTACTCCTGGAGATGGATCTGCACCATTAATAGCTAATGCAGAGATCGGATCTTTGTTTTTTCAATATAAAAAGTTTAGTTTAGACATGACAAGAAAACTATTGATTAAAGGTATGCAAAGAAAAGACCAAAAGTTAATAGGTGATATAGCTGCATTAACAGCATTTGGTATGATTGTAGATAGAAGTAGAACTGAAGATTATGGTAAAGATTATGGTAAAAAATCATTAACTGAAAGATTATTAGATGGTGCTGAAAGAGGTGGGGTGTTTGGTATATTTGGTGATATTAATAGAATTATAGAATCTTTATCAGATAATAACTTAGGATTAAGACCTTTACTAGGGCAAGGTAGACCATATGGTACTTCATTAACAAGTAAAGCTGGTAGTATTACACCATTAGCTAGTAATATAGGAACTGTAGCACAAATACTTTATGATTGGGGTAGAGGTAGACATACACATCATACTGCTAGAAGGATAAGAAAACTTGTACCATTAAACAATATATGGTATTTGGATAGTGTATTTGATAAAATAGAAAAAGGCTTGAGATTTTAAATGGCATTACAAATAAGCGATACCACACCTAGAGTTCAATATACAGCTACGTCTGGACAGACTACATTTGCTGTAAATTTTGAATTTTTTGATGTAGCTGACCTAAAAGTTTTTAATGGTACGACACTCCTTACTTACAACAACTCACCTTCATCTGCATCACAATACAGCGTTACTGGTGCAGGTGTTACAGGTGGGGGATCGATAACATTAGGTGGATCAGGTGCTACTGTTAATGATAAAATTACTATAGTTAGAGATTTAGCTATTGAAAGAATATCGGATTTTCCTGTATCTGGTAACTTTCCAATACAAACCCTTAATACAGAACTAGATAAAATTGTTGCTATGTTGCAACAGTTAGAAGAACAGTTTGCTAGAACACTACAATATCCTGTTACTACAACTACAGGATTTAATGTAGACCTACCAGATCTAGTAGCTAATAGAGTGTTATCTGTAAACTCAGATGCAACTGCATTATTAGCTGAACAAGAACTAGGTACATTCAAAGGCAACTGGGCAGCTTCTACTAGCTATCAGATAAGAGATTTAGTTAAAGATACATCTACAGGCAATATATTCTTTGTTAATACTGCACATACATCAACTGGTAGCCAACCATTAACTACCAATGCTAATAGTGCTAAATATGATTTAGTAGTAGATGCGGCATCAGCTACTACGTCAGCTACAAATGCTGCTAGTTCAGCTACAGCTGCCGCATCAAGTGCAACTACTGCATCTGGTCATGCAACCACAGCGACTACCAAAGCTGGAGAAGCTGCAACTTCTGCTACTAACGCAGCTAGTTCTGCCACAGCGGCAGCTAGTTCGGCTACTAGTGCTAGTGGTTCTGCCACAACTGCAACTACTAAGGCTAGTGAGGCAAGCACCAGTGCAACCAACGCAGCATCATCTGCAACCTCTGCTGCAAGTTCTGCCACAACTGCAACGACTAAAGCAAGTGAAGCATCAACTTCTGCAAGTAATGCTTCTACTTCTGCAAGTACAGCTACGACTCAAGCAACTACAGCTACAACCAAAGCTACTGAGGCGGCTACATCAGCTACGACAGCAACAACACAAGCAACTACAGCTACGACTAAAGCATCAGAAGCCGCTACATCAGCGACTAATGCTGCTGCTAGTGCTGCCGCTGCTGCTGCTTCTGCTGATAACTTTGATGATACATATTTAGGTGCTAAGTCATCTGATCCAACACAAGATAATGATGGAGATGCCTTGAACGCTGGTGATTTATACTTTAATACTTCTAGTAATGAACTTAAATATTATACTGGATCTGCTTGGAACGCTATTGTAGCTGTTGATACAAGTGGATTTGCAACAAAAGGATTTGCGACAGCAATGAGCATCGCATTATGAAAAAGGAGAGATAGATGGCACAAGACTTTGAGAGAAATTTTGCAAGTTCAATATCAAACAACTCTGGTTCACCAACTACATTAGTTACATCTAACAGTGATGATGCAATAGTATCTATTAGATGTGTTAATAAACATACAGCTTCTATTAATGTAACTGTATTAATTAGTTCTGGTGGTACAGATTATTTTGTTATTAAAGATGCACCTGTACCTGTAGGTGGATCGTTAGAACTTATAGATTCTGGGAGTAAAATTGTCATACAAACTGGTGATGTACTAAAGGCATATGCTGATACAGCAAGTGCTGGAGATGTATTAACATCATTTGTAGACGCAATTAGTACATAATGGCTTATATTGGGAACATACCTGGAGATAAATATAAATCTTTAGTTAAGCAGACATTTAGTACATCTGCTACAGCAACATATACTTTAGATCATGCAGTAAGTACTGTTAATGACATAGAATTATTTTTAAATAATGTCAGACAAGAACCTACTTCTGCATATACTATATCTGGTACTACACTTACATTAGCTAGTGCTATAACTGGTAGTGATTCTCTATATTGTATATATCAAGGTAGAGCAGTAGAAACTATTGCTCCAGCTACAGGATCAGTTACTAATGCTATGTTAGCTGGTTCTATTGCTAACTCTAAACTTGCTAATTCATCTATTACTTTAAATGGTTCTGCTGTTTCTTTAGGTGGTAGTGCTACGATTGGCGGTGGTGGTAAGATTGGTCAAGTGATCCAAACAAGTCTTGATGGTATTGTAGAACTCACATCTTCTAGTGGTACTTTTGTTGATATTACTGGTTTTAATGCTTCAATTACACCTTCAGCAACAGATAGTAAAATTCTTATAAACTGTTCAATTAATTATGGTGGTACAGGAAATCTATATGGTGCTACAAGATTACTAAGAGGAAGTACAGCTATTGGATTAGGTGCTAGTGCAGGTAGTAGAATACCAGCTACAGTTTTTACTTCTTCTGGTGATTTTACAAAAGCTGTTAATAGTGCAGTTCAATTTTTAGATACCCCTTCAACTACTTCAGCAACAACTTACAAATTACAAGTAACATTAAACAGTGGTCAAACATTTAAATTAAACAGTGAAGGTGAGAATATAGACAATGCTGCTAACCACAGAACTATATCAACTATGACACTAATGGAGGTATTAGCATAATGCCATTATCTAAAATACAAGCAGAGAGTATGAACCTTGCAGATACTTATTCCTTTACAGGAACAGTAAGTGGCGTGGGAAAGATTGGTCAAGTAGTTTCAACACACACTAACGCAGTAAGTTTTAGCACTAATTCAACTACTATGGTTGATGTAACAGGAATGAGTGTAGCTATTACACCAAGTGCCACAAGCTCTAAAATTTTAATAATGGCTTCTGTTACAGCAACATCAAACGAAACCACTAGATGTTTTATTGGTCTTAAAAGAGGCAGTACTGCTATTGCTAATTGTAGTCCTTCTGGTAGTCAAATTTCAGGAGTAACTTCAGGACATGAACAAGAAGGCAACAATGCACTTTTTAATTATCATTTATCTTTTCTTGATAGTCCCTCATCTACTAGCGAACAGACATATAAAATAACTGGGTGTGCAGAAGGTGCAGATGTTTTTCGTTTAAACAGAAGTCCTGGAGATGCAGATTCAAATACAGTATCTAGAGGTACATCATCAATCACAGTCATGGAGATACTAGCATAATGGCATATATAGGTAGAGATATATCAAGTGTTTCCGATAGAGTAGTATTAGATAATATTACAGCAAGTGCTACAGCTACATATAACCTATTATTAAATAGTGTTGCATTTGTACCTAGTAGTGCAGAGAGCCTCACTGTGAGCCTCAATGGAATCATTCAGAAACCCCAAGGCTCTTATTCAGTATCAGGTAGTACGATTGTATTTGCATCAGCATTAACTTCTTCAGATTCTATAGACTTTATTATTGCAGAAAGAGCAATCACTTTAACGACAGTAGGTAGTGGTTCAGTAGGAGCATCTCAGATTGTTGATGGATCAGTATCAAATGCCAAGTTAGCTAACAGTTCAATTACACTAAATGGTAGTGCAGTATCACTGGGTGGCAGTGCCACTATAGGTGGGGGAAAAATTGGTCAAGTGATTCAAACTGTAAGCACAGCTAGTGCTAGCATAAGCACTACATCTTTTGCAGATGTTATGACTGCGGATATAACTCCCTCAGCTACAAGTAGTAAAGTTTTAATAGATTTTAGATTAGGTGGTTATAATCCAGGTGCTGCTATGGATATATTTTTTAGAGTATTAAGAGATAGTACAACATTACAAACTGGAACTGCTGGTCAAGGCACAGCTGCTCAAAGTGCTGGAACACCTAACTCAGATAGAGGTGATGGTGGTTTTAGTATTAATTTTTTAGATAGTCCAAACAGCACGAGTTCTATTACTTTTCACTTACAATCAAAAGTATCTGGTAGTAGTTATACTTTTAATAGTAAAGGTGGAGGTTATAGCACAATTTCAACTCTAACACTTATGGAGGTACTAGCGTAATGGCACTTATTAAATTAAATAATCAATCAATCTCTGCTGTTGATGTAGGTAAGGTTGGTCAAGTTGTTGCTAATCATATTACAACTCAAACTTCTTCTTCATCAAGTTCCTTTGCAGATGTAGGCGGTAGTGAAACAACTATTGTTACAACTGCAACAACTTCAAAGGTTTTACTTCATATATCTTTATCAGCTAGAAAATTTAACAATATGTATTTAGCTTTAGATTTATACAGAAAAATAGGTAGTGGTAGTTATTCTAAAATTAGAGATTTTGAAAATGGTTTTTTATTTACAAATAGCACAGCAACAAATACAGGAAGATTTGCAGTATCTTTTTTAGATGAACCAGCAAGTGCAGATACAATAAAATATAAAATGCAGTTTAATTCTGGACCAAATGGTGCATCAGTTGTTATCAATCCAGATGCACAAGAAACTTCATCTATAATTTTAGAGGAGGTATTAGCATAATGAAATTGAAAGGAGAAAAACAATGACAAGTATAATAGATGCAATCAAAGCTCTTGATGCAGATGCTCAAGTAGTAGTCAATGATGAACCCAGTAATCAAGCTGAGTACGAAACCAATGTAAAATATATCTCTGGTGCAGATGAGAATGGCAGTGCCATTTACAAAGACACACAGGATTTTACATGGGATCAAGTATCAGCAAAGAAAGCTGAGTTACAAACTGCTTACGACAACAATGAGTATCAGAGAAAAAGAGCTTCTGAGTACCCAGCTATTGTAGATCAACTTGATGACATTTTTCATAATGGCATTGATGGTTGGAAAACTACAATACAAGCAGTCAAAGATAAATACCCAAAGGAGTAGACCATGTGTGAACTATGTAATGGTGAATGTATCTGTAGGTAATGCCTAGTCTATCTGAAAAAACAGAAATAGGATTACCTCTTAAGAATCTCATAGGTTTATTAGGAGCTACTGCTACTGCTGTTTGGGCATACTTTGGTATTATTGAAAGGTTAAATAATATAGAAACTAGAGCTACTTTATTTGAAGCTGATCTTGTTAAAAATGCAAGTCAAATACCTATAGATCAGGAACAGTTTATGCTACTAGAATTTGTATCAGAGCAAGTAGAAGGTATGTCACAAGATTTAGAAAACATGGCACATAACAAAGTAAACATTATGAGATTGCAAACTGATATGGAAAAAGCATTAAATGACATTGAAGAATTAAAAGATAAAATAAGAGCAGCAAATGGTTACTAAAGTTATTATAGCATTACTATTGTTTTCACAAGGCACTATGATTGAACATACTGTTACTAATGGTGTTAAAGATTGTCTTGAAAAGAAAAGAATAATGGAAAGAAATATGTCAGATACAGTTAGAATATCCTGTACAAAAGTAGAGGCCCAAATAGAAACTGTAGAAGGTGTTGAATTTATTAGATCAATGAGTAAAGTAAACTAATGGCAACACAAAAAGAAACAGAAAAAGAACTTAGAGCTGTTAAAAAAGAAGTTAGAGAGCTCAGAACTCATAACAAATTCTTATTAGACAGACTTGATTTAGCACATGAAAAAAATGCTAAGTTAAGAGAAGAAAAGAATAACATGACTGTAGATGATGTTGTCTTGATGCAGAAAGCTAAAGCTGAATATGCCTCATCTATTGAAAAATCAATTAGTGAGCAGCTATCTATGCAAGAAAAAGTACAATTAAATTCATCAGGATTACCTAATGGCGAGTCAGTCGGAGAAAATAAATAAGTTAGAAAAAGATATTCTTTTAATCAAAAAGGATATCGAAATAATTAAGTCTAATCATCTTAGACATATTGAAACTGACATCTCCATGATAAAGAAAGTAATGTGGTCCGTTGGTTTTCTAGTATTTTCTAATCTACTTGCTATTATAATTACACAAGTAAAGTGAAAATATATCTAATAATACTATTCTGTGTTCAATCATTAAACTCTCCATTAGATAAAAGTTGTGTATTAGAACCTATTTATGAGCCATTTGAAACTGTACCAGATTGCCTTGCATATGTGGATAACTTTAGATACAGTTTAAGAAACAATAAGGATTTGTACATATCAGGATTTTGTACACAAAAAGATTATGACACAATATAACAAACTAAAAGGGAGGATTAAAGAACATGAGGGTTATTGCGAAACAGTATACAAAGATACTTTGGGATTTGAAACTGGTGGGTATGGACATAAGATCATACCTGGTGAAGATATACCAACAGACAGAGATGGATGGGAGGCTTTATTTGAGAATGATTTTCAAAACGCAGTTAATGGTGCTGAGAGGATTCTTGATGGTTATGATATTACTGACACAGCTAGGGAAGTTATTATTGAGATGGTGTTCCAAATGGGCGAAGGCGGTGTATCTAAATTCAAAGGTGCTTTATCTAATCTTAAAGAACAAAGGTACTCGGAATGTGCCGCAGAAATGTTAGATTCCAGATGGGCAAATCAAACACCGAACAGAGCAAAGTCTCTGGCATCAATAATGGAGGAAGCAAATGCTTAACTTACTCGGACCTGTCGCTGGAGCAGTCTTTAAAACTATTGATAAAGTTGTCGATAATAAGGGAGAGGCTAGCAAACTTAAAGCAAAGGTACAAGAAAAGATCATTGCAGGAGAACTAGCAGAGTTAGAAGGTGCTGCTAAAACTATACAAATAGAGGCACAGGGAGGATTCTTACAAAGAAATTGGCGACCAATAATGATGTTGGTATTTGCTGGTCTTATGGTAGCTCATTGGTTTGGCTTTACTGCACCCAACATACCTGAATCTGTACAAAACTCTCTACTAAATATAATCCTAGTGGGGATAGGAGGCTATACAGTTGGAAGATCAGCAGAGAAAGTCGCAGATAGATTTAAAGATAGTAAAAAGGGGTAGGGGTAGACCTAGAAAAGGTGAAATTACCCCCTCTACGGCTCTTAAAACAGGAAAAAACGCTAGAATTTTGGTCATCTCTGACCTGCACGTGCCTTATCATCATCCAGATAGCTATAGGTTTTTGGAGTCTTTGGCTTCTAAGTATAATCCTACGAATGTTATCCACATCGGAGATGAAATGGATTGGCACTCAATTAATGTTTCTCACATAATCAATCCAGATCTACCTAGTCCTGCTGATGAACTAGAAATCGGTAGATATCACATGAAGAAACTAGAGTCCATGTTTCCTGTAATGACTATACTAGAATCTAATCATGGTTCTATGGTACTCAGACGTGCTATGGCAAAGGGTATGTCTAAGTTCTTTCTTAAAGACTACAATGAAATACTAGATGTAGGTCATGGTTGGGTATGGAAAGAATCCCATTGGGAAGATACTGCTATGGGTAGAGTTTACTTTGCACATCAAGTATCTAAGAATATTGTGAAGGCAGTACAGATGATGTCCGCTTCAGTTGTCCAGGGGCATTATCATACCCAGTCAAATATAGAGTATGTAGGTAATGACTTCCATCTTAACTGGGGTATGTCTGTAGGTTGTCTTGTAGATAAGAAGTCTATGGCTATGGCATATATGAAAGTCAATATGGCTAAACCAATATTATCTTGTGGTGTTATTACTAATGGTGTACCATCCATTGTTCCAATGTTATTGAGGAAGGATGGTTCATGGGATGGCAAAGTATACGTCTAAAGATAAAAAATATTTTCTAAAAATTATTGAACACGGATGTTGTGTTCCAGGTTGTATGTCAAATACACCAATGAATGTTCATCATCTACGTGGTAGCCAGGTTCAACATAAACGATCTAATCAGCTTGTAGTACCATTGTGTTTTGAACACCATTCGGAACTGACATGGGGTAAGTATAAACCAGAATATAGGTTTTGGGAACATCATAATTTTGATGCAGTGGAATATGCTAATGAACTGTATCAGAAGCACGTGCCTGAACAACGTTAAGTTCTGACATACGTTCTTTAATAGCATCTGAGGAAGCGTTTTTCTTGATCTTTTTGCCTGATAGCGAAGCTGCCATGATGGCATATGCTGCAAAAATAGTATCGATATCGTAACCAAATTGTTTTAAGTAGACACTGTAGTCATTGAGCGTGTCTACAAGTTCGTCAAGTTCTCCTTTAACAATCATTGTCATTAACTCTTTCTATCATTTGTAAGGTGCTAATACTAGGGGAGATATATACACAAATATATTATCCTTTCTTTTAACTATAGTTTGTACTAGCACCCTGTATTCCCCAACCTAGATTTTTGATATGCAGTCAAAATACCCAAGGGGTAGGGGAAACTTTTAAAACTAAAATGGTATATCGCTAGGGATATCGTCATCTGGTAAGTCATTAGATGGTTGCTTTTTAGCATCACCTTTACCACCTAACATCTTCATAACACCAGTGACTCTTGGTATAATGATAGAAGTATTATACTTTTTATTACCATTAGAATCAGTATATTCTGATACATCTATTTCACCTTCAAGATACAACATAGTACCCTTAGATACATAGTCTTTGATTGTCTTAGTAAGATTCGGATCAAAGGTAGTAATCTTGTGCCAAGTAGTTTTCTCTTGCCACGTACCATCTTTGGTCTTGATCTTCTTTGATGTAGCTAAACTAAAGTTAGCATACTCGTCACCTTTACTGGTAGCTTTGATCTCTGGATCGACACCTAATCTACCTACTAATATTACTTTGTTAATCATATTATCTCCTTAACTGTACTAGTTTATTTTCTAGCTTTGCCTTTGGTTTAGGAAAAGCCTTGTCAATCTTCTTAATGATGTCATTCATTAATAGATTTTCACACATTCTAATTGCTTTCCTCTTAGCACCTGCGTAAGAATCCCAATCAGATTTGTGTTGGTTCTTGATGAGTGTATCATCAATAGTCAATCTCCATTTAGTAACGGAGTCCTGAAAGCGAGGAGTTACCTTCACTATGTTTACTATAATGTTTAGGCTATGCCCATACGCTATAGTTGTTTGGTAATGTCCAGCTCTTATACACTTCATGTAACCTCCTTAATTTTAGATTTATCTACATTAGATTTAATATCTGCTTTGACTTTTTCAATGTACTTACTGCTATCATGTAAACCTAAGAATACATCTGCACTCATACCTAGATGAGACATAGCTTTAGTTAGTGCATCTGTCATAGCTTTCTTAGGTGCTTCATCATCTAGCTTACCATTGTTTTTGTACAATGATTGAACTGAAGATACAGGCCCAAAGCCACCTAGACTTGAATGTGAACCTGCCCACATCTTTAACTCACAGAATACTAGAGTATCTGTATACTTGTATTCAGCGTTCCATTGCCAACCTTCACCAATCGGACCGAATACTTCCGTCATCTTTCCGATCTGCCACATTGGATCAATGGTGGTAATATCACCAAAGCCTTTGTTGATCTTCTTGGTAAAGTCTGGATTAGTAACTTTAAGTTGATCCCAGTATCTTTTGTGTTCTTCTGGGTTACTTAGTGGTTTCATTTTAGTCATTAGTTCCTCCTATCGAACTGAACTCTACATGGTCAGCAGGTTCTTCATCATTAATTATATATTGCCAAAACATTTCCTCTGCCTGTATTAGTTTCTTCTGAAACTTCTTATCTGCTTGGACATGAAATGACTTCCATTTGTTATTACCAAAGAGTATAGATAGCCAGGCTTGAGGTAGATTACTCACAATCATATAGTGTTGTATCTGTGCGTAATACTTTTCAAGTATAGTATCATCTTTAGTAAATGCATGGACATGCTTAGCCTCAAACACACCCATTGGTTTTAAGTTTTCATTGAGTACATATCCATCTAAGTTAGCTAACATAAAGTCATGCTTCTTGTGTTGTAATGTACTCTCTACTTCTTTGACTGGTAAATCTGTATGAGCAGTAAACCAATCTCTGTTGAAGTCTTCGGTATATATTCCCATCTGTACAGGTAATATAAATGATAGATCTTCATCATCTATCAAACCTTTCTTGAGCTGATAGAGCTGCTTCCATTCACCAGCTACAATCTTGGTGGCATCACTGCCTCCGATTCCTGACTTTCTGTCTAATACGTTCTTTTGTTTGTTGATGTTCATCGAGCCTCCTCTTTGTTAATTCTTCTAAACCTTTTCTTTCATTCCATAAATCTCTAGCAAGTCCTCTAGCAGATGCATGAACATAAGGTTTATTAAGTTCAATGCGTAATGCCTGGGCAGTTTGCTTATCATGTTTGAGATAGCAGAAGTAACAAACCTTATCTATCCACCACAACTTACGTTGCATAGGATCAGACATGTTATAATTTTTTTTAGATTTATTACGTAACTTCCTATCACTTGCAAATTTTCTAACTAGAATCTTTGGATCTATCGTATTCATCTATTGCTTTTTGTAGATACCATTTAGCTTTTTCAAGATCTACAATACCTCCTTTGTATTTGTGTCTTACAATATACTTTATCACATTACCAAGAGCATAAGATAAATTCTTAGCTATAATGAAATCATATGTTTCAATGTTTCCTGTCTTGTAATGATTCGGATTTATCTGATCTGTCATAGGGATTCCACCTCACATCTATTAGTCTATAAGACTTACCACTATACACTGATTTTTGTGGTGTGCCTATAGTTAAATCAATATCTTTTAATCTATTAGGTGTAAGCATCATTACTTCACCTTTATGAACTGCCTGAATAGTATAGTTCTTATCAATGGCTTGTTGTATTTCATAATCTCTTAGTGAGATATACATACCTTTCCATAGTTTTTTAACGACTCTTGTTTTTGTTTTCATATCCTCTCCTGTTAAAACATTTGATACAAAATCTAGCTTGTTGAAAATCTATAAGCATAGCCTTTGTATATTTTCTACTACATGATTTGCATTTATCTATCACAAAGCTCTCCTTTGTTAATTTAGTTACATGGTTCATTGATTGAAGGATGGGAGTACGAGGAGGAATAAGATGAAGATTGCACTCCCATCTAATCTCTATGCTGCTTGGCTAAACCAAGCCATGTTAGACACTTTCCTCTCCCTATCATAACGAGTATTTACTGAATCGCTAGGATAATGTGTACTCCAATGTGTGATTGCTTGATATGCACTGAATTTATTAGGTCCAAATTCTTTTGCATAGTTACCATTGTATTGATCAAGTATGTAGTTCTTGTGGTTTTGATTCACATGACTCTTGTCAGTACGTGTTGGTTGAAAGCATAATCTATCTACTTCAGCGTTCAATTCATTGTCTTCTACTGGTACTTCTAACCATTTAGACATGTAGTTATGTACAGTTTGTAGTCCATCAAAAGCTGCATAACTACCAGGTAATGCTAGTTTAACTTCACCACTACCTTTATGTGCAGTATTTAAACTAATATCCCATACTGAACTCTTTAATCCATTCAAACATAAATACAAATAGAAACCCAGATCAAATCTGTATGAACGTTTACCATTGTAGCTGTTCCATATTACTGCCTCTAGACCAATGGATGTATTTTTGAATGGTATCTGATACTCTGGTAAAGAGAATCTAGTAGCCATAACAGCACCATTGTTAGAGTGATAGTGTTGTTCAGTCATACCATTGATATCAAAGTATTCATGAAGAAATTCATGTGCTTTATCATAAGCTACATCATGTGATATAACTCGGTATGTATCTTTGTGAACTGCAATCAGTTCGTTGTTCTCATCTTTAACCAACTGCTTGTAGCCACTTAGCTTAGAGCCATGTTGGTT